ACAGTTTATCTGGTGGTATGGAGTTGTAGAGGATCGTGCTGACCCTCTTGAACTTGGTCGTGTGCGTGTCCGCTGCTATGGTTGGCATACAGACAATCTTGATGATCTTCCAACAAAAGATTTACCATGGGCACAACCAATTCAAGATATCACATCTGCTGCAATTAGCGGTATTGGTAAGAGTGCAACTGGTATTGTAGAAGGTACATGGGTTGTTGGTTTCTTTGCTGATGGTAAAGAAGCACAAAGACCGATTGTTATGGGAACACTTGCTGGTATTCCAACAGAAAAACCAGATTCACCAAAAGGTTTTACTGATCCAACTGCAACATACCCAACTAAAGATGCATTTCTACAAGCCGATACTCCAACATTAGCAAAAGCAAACGCTGAGGAAGATGATACACTAATTGCAAAAAGAAATGCTAAAAATGCATTGGGCGCAATTCCTACCGCTTCTGCTCCTGATCTTACTGTTCTTTTTCCAAACAAGTATTCTTCAGCCAACTATGCTACTGATGAAGATGGTGAAGATAGTGTAGTTTATTGGAGAGAACCAAACCCAAGATATGGTGGAGAAATAAAAGATATTTTTCCTGCTGGTGTCGGTGCTTCTGGTTATCCATACAATCACGTTTATCGTTCCGAATCTGGTCATGTATTTGAAGTTGATGATTCTCCAACTGCTGAAAGATTGCACAGATATCACAAAGCTGGTACGTTTGAGGAAATTCAACCAGATGGCACTCGTGTAACAAAAGTAGTTGGTAAAAATTACGAAGTTGTTGTTGGTGATGAAAACATTTATATTAGAGGCACACAAAGTATCACTGTTGTTGGTAATGCTAAGTTATACGTTCAAGGCGATCATTATACAGAAGTTGATGGTAATCAATATGTGACAGTTCGTGGTGACCGTGTTACAAAGATTCAAGGAAATGATTTAAAAGAAATTCTTACAAATGAATCAACTCAAATTAATGGAAACAAAACAGAACGAGTGTCTGGTGATCGTCGTTCCACTGTTGATGGAAATTACACTGAAATAGTAGGTAAAGAAAAGAAAACAACGATTAAATACAGTGAAGCAAAAACAGTTCAAGTCAATAGTAAACTTACAGTGTCTGGCAATACACAAATTATTTCAATTAAAAACATTGACTTTGCTTCAGCTGGTAATATGAGTATTGCAAATGGTGGCACATTTAAACATACATCAACTGGCGCTGCTAACGAAGAGTTCCAGTCAACATCTTCAATGACATTTACTGGTGCTGCTACAAGAAAATACAATGCGAAGTCTTCTATTGATTATAATGGTGACGCTCACATTCGATTTGATGGTGACAAGTACGAACACATCGGCGCTGACACATACAACTTTACTGTTGGTGGTAAGGTCGATCACACAAATACAGTTGCTCCGGCAAGAACTGGCGTAGTTGATACTACAGATTCAACAGTGGATGATCTATAATGGCTAAATTAGAACTTTGTGGTGTAAGTTTAGATTTACAAGCATTAGACGACGCACAAAAAGCAATTGAAGATGCTCTTGCAGAACTCACATCAGGAGCAGGTGGTATTGCTGATGCGATTGGTGATCTTCAAAATGAACTTGGAGGTGCTCTTGATGATGCTCTTGCCGACTTAGAAAATTTAATCCCAGAAATTAAAGCAGAGTTTCCTAATCTTCAAAAAGAGATTAATGAGTTACTCAATTTAATGGCTGATCCATTTAAAGCATTAGAAATACAGAAACAGATTGATAAGATTCGGGAATTGTTTGGTGATATACCAACATTTGATGTAGATGAAATTCTCAGAAAAATAACAGGAGGATTGAGTGACATTGAAGGTGGGTTAACAAACTTTGTTGGCGATATCACAAAAGCATTAGGCGATCTTGCTGGCACATTATCAAGTTTCGATACGTGTAAGTTAGTTCCAAATATTGATGGCGAACCACAATATGACGATTTTGGTAATATTATTGGTTATGAATATGTAACAAAAGGAACTGCGCCTGAAGCACCAGTGATAGATGCTGTTAAACTACCAGCACCACCAGCACCAAAACCTGTTGAAGAAGTAACTCCAGCGGTTGAAAAAAACGAAGCAAAAGAACCTATTACTCCTGAATTAAAAGAAGCAACTGAAACAAATACACCACCAGCAACTGCTGTTCAACCACCTACTCCACCAGAAACTATCAAAGTTAGAATACGTTCTGAATTTGGTTTATGCTTGCTTCCTAAATCAAGCAAACCAATTGATAAAATTTTTATTAAAACAAAAGCACCAGATGGTAGTGGTTTTTTCTGGAAACCAAAAGGTTATTCTACTCAATTAGAGTTTGAAGCGTGGATGTATACTACGGTTCGTGGTTTTGCTGTGGCGAGCAAAACAAATCTTCAAACAATTATTAAAAAGCAAGAAGAAGGATCACTATCAAGTGACATATCCCAAGAACTTATAGATAGCCTAACACAACGTCTCAAAGACTGTGTTGCTTTTCTTAAAGCTGATGGTGAATCTAATTTAACACAAGCAACTAAGATTTCTGAAAACGTCTATTCCGTTTCAGTTGAGCAAGCTAAGTTAAGTTGGTGCCCTAAACCTGAAGGTGAATGGCTTGGCAACTTTGGAATAAAAGCTGATTAATCTTTATAAATAATAAAAACAAAGAGAAGATAGATGCCTGAACTTAAAGAACCAGTATTCAAAGATATACCTTTAAAGTTTACTGCTCATCCAGTGACAGGTAATGTAAAAGTATTAACAAATCGTGAGTCTGTGAAGCAGAGTGTAAAGAATCTAGTTCTGACGAACTTTTATGAGAGACCATATAATCCTATTCTAGGTGGCGATGTTCTTTCTCAATTATTTGAAAATATGGATCCTCTTACAGAGTATAACATATCAAAGAACATCCGTCAAGTATTAGATAACTATGAACCAAGAGCAATCATTGACGATATTAAGACATCTGCAAATCAAGACTCAAATGCGTTAAACGTCACAATACGATTTAGAGTCGCTAATGATCCGGAACCAATTGTAGTCAATGTTCTATTAGAAAGAGTTCGATAAATGCCCGAATCGACTATTAGTGTAACAGAGTTGGACTTTGACGATATCAAACAATCGTTAAAAGGTTATATCAGCGGGAAGCCAGAGTTTCTTGATTATAACTTTGAAGGTTCAACCATCAGTCTGTTATTGGATATCTTAGCATATAATACTTATCAAAATGCTTACTATACAAGCATGGTTGGTAACGAGATGTTTCTTGACTCCGCTCAGTTACGAGACAGTGTTGTTTCAAGAGCAAAGGCGATTGGATACACACCACGTTCTGCTCGTGGAGCCTCTACAACACTTGATGTTTCAGTAACACCTGTGGGTTCACCAGCCTCTATTACGATTGCGAAAAACACAGAATGGTCTGCTACAGTCGATGGTATCATCTATAAGTTTGTAACACCAAAAGAGTATACTTTTTCCTCTGCTGATAACTACACTGGCACGATTTCAATCGTAGAGGGTCGACCACTTACAAATCGTTGGACAGTTGACACAAGTAATCCTGTCCGTTATGTTCTTCCCAACGAAAACGTTGACACAACATCTATTGTAGTTACTATTCAAGAATCTGCTGTTGATACTTCATCAACAACGTATACTCTTGCCAATGATATCACTGAAGTTACTTCAACATCACCAATTTATTTTTTACAAGAAACAGAAGACTCGCAGTTTGAAATCTATTTTGGGGATAATGTATTAGGTAAATCACCAACAAATGGTAATATTGTTATTGTCAGTTATCGTGTATGTAATGGTGTAGATGGTAACGATATTTCTACATTTACAAACCCATCAACGATTGGTGGTGAGTCAACATTCTCTGTTCTTGTAAACTCATCAACATCTGGTGGATCAAGTATTGAATCAGTTTCATCGATTCAGTTCAATGCTCCAAAGAACTTCGAGACACAAAATCGTGCTGTTCTTGCTGGTGACTATAAACAGATTATTCTAAACAACAATGGTGATATTGAGTCTGTATCAGTATGGGGTGGTGAAGAAAACACACCAGCCATTTATGGTAAGGTGTTTATATCGATTAAACCGATTGGTGGTACGATTATTTCTTCTGATAGAAAAGATGCTATTAAGACACAACTGAAAAAATATAACGTTTTATCAATCGATCCAGAATTTGTTAATGCTACTTATCTTTACATCAGACCAACAACCACAGTCAATATGGATTCTTCTCTGACAACTCTATCTGCAACTGCGGTTCAGACAAAGGTTGTCAATGCAATTGAACAGTTTGAAGATGATAATCTTGGTGTGTTTGAGAAACCAACATTTAGATATTCCAAGTTTTCATCAGCGATTGATAATGCTGATAACTCTATTAAGAGTAACAATACCACGATAGTTATGGAAAAGAGATTCAATCCTTCTGTCACAGCAGCATCGACATATAACATTTCCTTTAATAACGCAATCAATAATCCACACACGGGGCATCGGTTTGCGATTAGTTCAAGTACGTTTACATATCAAGGAAAGACATGTTATCTAGATGATGATGGTAATGGTAATATTCGAATCTATTATATTCAGTTACCAAATACAACAATATATCTAGATGAGACAGCAGGAACAGTTAATTATAAGACAGGTCTTGTAACTCTTAACTCATTTGCTCCTACGGCTTATTCTGGTAGTTATCTAAGTATCTTTGCTGATCCAGCAGATAATAACATTAAAGCAATTCGAAATCAGATTATTTTGATTGCAAACGCAAGAGTTACTGTTGTTGATGATGCAACAACAGTAGTGACAGCACAAACAGTCACAGCAACAACTTCTGGTGTGACAACTAACGTAATTGATTCAGGTCTATATCCGGTCGTTTATTAATGTCTACAGATAAAAAGATATCCAATCTCGTTGAGCAACAGTTTCCTCAGTTCGTAAGAGATGAGGGTCCTAACTTCGTTGCGTTTGTGAAGGCTTATTACGAATTTCTTGAGCAAGCAAACAACGTCATTGATACATCAAAGAGTTTGCTTTCTTATCAAGATGTCGATACATCACCTGACAAGTATTTTGAATATTTCCATCGTGAAATCATGAACTCGATTCCACGAGATATGATTGCGAACAAACCACTTCTTGCAAAACACATTAAAGACCTATATCGTTCTCGTGGTTCAGAACAATCATATCGACTTTTATTCCGTATTCTCTTTAATGAAGAGATTGAGTTTTATTATCCAGGCGAAGATATTCTTCGTGCTTCGGATGGTCGTTGGGTTCAAGATACAATCATTCGCGTTGGTAGTCCGATTGTAGGTGATTTAAATCTACTGATTGGTAATACGATTGAAGGTTTAGATAGTGGTGCAACTGCTCGTGTAGAAAGAATCACAACAACATTTGCTATCGGTACTGTTGTTAATGAATTGATTCTTCTCGATATCAATGGTACATTCCAAGATAATGAAACAATCCAGTTACTCAACGATCCAACGGTTAGTGCTACTATCATCAACACGATTGGTCCACTCCAAGATGTAGAAGTGACTTATGGTGGCGCTTTTCATCGTGCAGATGATGCGGTTTCATTCACAGCGACTTCTGGTGTAAATGCAAATGGTATTGTTACTGGTACAACAGATACCAGTGCTGTTCAGTGGAATATCAATGATGGTGGTTCCGGTTACACACTCGGATCAACCGTAACAGTTACTGGTGGTTCTGGAACAGGAGCAGACTTTATAATAAGTTCGATTGGTTCAACAGAAATCATTTCTGTGAATAATAATACAATCGAACCTATGAAGGATGTTGTTCTCAATACAAGCCCAACATTTGTTTCTGCTGGCGCAAATACTGGTGTTATCGGTACAAATCTTGCTGCAGCAGATATAAACACAACACTTAGCACAGCATTTGATTTTGATACTGTTACTGTTGGCACGATTACTGGTATAAATGTAACGAACTATGGTCAAGGGTATCTCACACTTCCAACCGCAACAGTGGTTGAAGAACAAATCGCTAATCTTTATATTCCAGATGGAAGTGGTGGGTATAAAGGCAATAACGCTGATATCACAGCAACGAATGCTCCAGGTTCAATCACTTCAGTTCTTGTAAATAACTTTGGTCAAGATTATAACAGATACGAACAAGTTTCTATTAATAACCTAACTCGTGGTGGAACTATTTCTGGTTTAGGTATACCTTTTGTTTCTGGTATTGTAACACTTCCAGGTTCTTATAAAGATACAAAGGGTTGGTTGTCTTGGAATAACAGATTACAAGATAACTATTATTATCAAGAGTTCTCATACGAGATTCGTTCAGATCAGTTTACTAACACATATCGTGAACTTGTCAATACTATTCTGCATCCAGCCGGCACAAAAATGTTTGGTCGAATTCGGTTGTTTACCGAAACAGAAATTCCTGTTGTTACTGTTGACTCAACATCACTCGGTAGGTTTGTGATACAATCTGATATTGAAATGAGTGTTCCAGAAGTTGTTTCTGGTGGCGAATCTGAATACGTTGCCGATGATGGTGCAATTGAATCGTATCCAGATATCATTCGTGATACAGAAGTTGAGACAACAACTGTTACCACTGAGTCAAACGTTTGGTTGTATTCTCCTGGTACTGGAAGTTTATTTGTTCTTGATAGTGCAACGGTTGCTACTTATTCAAGTAATACTATTGCTCTTTGGGCAAATACGCCAATCAGCGCGATGGGTTCACCATATCACTTAGTTGGTAATAACACCGTATTCAAAGTTGAGATTCCAAATCCAGGCACTGGATTGATTATTATAGATAATTATGGTCCAACAGCCAATGGTTTGTACTTCACAAATACAGTTTACTCAAATACTTCACTTACACTTACAATACCATATGCTGGTACTACACTAGAAAATGGTTCGTTCTATTACTTAGCAAACACAAGTCCGTAAGATTTCGATTATAAATAAATAAAATCATTCGGTAAGAGGATTGAAAAGAATGCCAGGAATCGTAACAAGACGCTTTCGTATTCATAATGCAGAGCAGTTTCATGAAGCGTTTAGCGAAACAGCAGCAACTAATATGTACATCTTTATCTCTCGTGTTTCAGCTTGGGATGACGATAATAACCCACCAACACCAACCGATACAATTCAGAATACAGAATATGATGCATGGCGCAGAATGATTGCTGCCAAGATACAACTGGACGACTGGTAAAGTATACCGCGAATACGACGATCAGTCAACAACTCTTTTTGATACTCCTGCTAGTTCAAATACATTTTATGTAATCAATAGTTCTTATAACGTATATAAATGTCTTTTCAATAATAAAGGTGGTGCTTCAACCGTTGAACCAACTGGAACATCAACATCAACTCTTGTTACTGCTGATGGTTATCGGTGGAAGTTCTTGTATTCAGTTGATGCAGGTTCTGCCCTCAAGTTTCTAACAGATTCTTGGATTCCTGTCAAAACGTTAACAGCCGATGATGGTTCTGCTCAGTGGGATGTTCAAGCGGCGGCTGCAAACGGTGCGATTAATGTCATAGATGTTCGTGCTAGTGGTTCAAGTTATCTAACAAACGTTGGTACTTTTACTGATGTAACATCATCAACAATTATGGATCTAGCCGCTGGTGCATCTGCTACTGATAACATTTACAACGACTCTTCATTGTATATCGCTTCCGGTACAGGTGCTGGTCAGGTTCGTAAGATTGTAGATTATATTGGCGCAAACAAACGTGTAACAGTATCTCCAGCATTCACAGTGACACCAACAATTTCATCAACATATGTTGTTGGTCCAACAATTACTATCACAGGTGATGGTTCTGGCGCAGAGGCTTATGCTAATGTTGCTTCTGGTGCTGTCAACTACATCAACATGATCAACGTTGGTTCAAACTATTCATTTGCAAATGTAGCAATTACTGCAAACTCATCTCATGGTTCTGCGGCAACTGCACAAGCATATGTTGCACCACCACTCGGACATGGTGCTGATCCTGTTGATGAACTTGGTGGTCATAACGTAATTTTAAACGTCCAGTTATCTGGTTCTGAATCAGGTGATTTTCCAGCCATTAACGAGTTCCGCACACTTGGTCTAATGCGTGATCCACTTACTCGTGCTGGTGGTGTTGCTACAGATTCAACATATACACAAACAACGAAACTCAATGTTTCAAGTGTTACATCATCCGGTAACTATACTCTTGATGAAGTTATTCGTGGTAATACTTCAGGCGCTACAGGTATTGTTGTTCGATTTGCAAATACAAACCTCGCAAACACATCTGGTGTTGTTCACACACTATATACAAGCGCAAATGGAACGTTCCAGTCTGCTGAAACAGTTACTGGTCTTTCGAGTGGTATTACAGCAACACTTGACAGTACAACATATGGTGAACTCAAAGAAAACACGGGTGATGTTGTATACACTGAAAACCGTGGTCCTATTTCAAGAGCAGAAGATCAGATCGAAGATATCAAACTTATCGTGAAGTTCTAAGGAATAAATTGAATGGCACTCGCAAATACTGCATCTTTATCGACTAACTTTAATGTCGATCCATATTATGATGATTTTGACGAAACTAAGAATTTTCATAGAGTATTGTTCCGTCCTGGATTAGCAGTTCAGGCTCGTGAACTTACTCAGATGCAGACCATTCAACAGAATCAAATTGATCGATTTGCCGAACATATCTTCAAAGAAGGAAGTACTGTTCGCGGATTAGAAATGAACTATGATTCGAGTATTGATTATATCAAGATTCGAGACGATGATGAAAATGGCGATGCCGTAGATGTTTCTGTTTTTGAAGGAACTACTATTACTGGTGATACATCAGGTGTTACCGCTAAAGTTATCGATTCGCTTTCAGGATCAGAAACCGATACAAATACTAAAGTTCTTTATGTAAAGTATACAAACTCTGGCGCTAACAACACAACAAAGACTTTACTTAGCGGTGAGAAGTTTACTAATGGTGCGTTATCTGCTAACGTGATTACCGAAGGTGTTCAATCAACTGATGTTATTGGAACTGGTTCAAGAATATCGTTTGGTGATGGTATTCTATATGCAAAAGATCACTTCATTCGTGTCGATGCTCAATCGACTGTTATTGGTCGTTACTCTGCTAATACAAGTGTAAAAATTGGTTTTGATATTGCTGA